AAGACGCAATTCCGTCAAGAAGCGATCCTCTACCAAAACACACAGGTCCAAACTCTCGAATTCGCGTAAAGCAGAAACAGCAAGGGTGGGACTGCTCACCCTCTTGCTCTACCTAGGATGGTAATCATCGCAGCTGACTTTATTACAGTTTTGTAACAATGTGCCGACCTCAACCCTACATGCTCTATAATAAGAGTATACAAAACAGGATTTCAATTCATGTTCAACAACGATCTAACACCAATGTACGAAGGCAGAGTTCTAATGAACAAAACCGCAATGCAAGATCCAACTGTCAAGGCAGCACTGGACGCAATGGCAAAGAGAAACTTTGAACCTCAGGAAATCAACCGCTACGGGGTCTGGTACATATCAGACCGACACTAAACCAGTTGGGCATTTATCATTGTTTGGGTATGGTGAGAGTCCATACTAAACCCGTTATGGGTAAGGGATATCAAACAAAGAATGTAAGTCCCAACCGCACAGGGCACGGGTGACTCCATCCCTTATTATAAGGTGGAACGAGTCTTTAAGTCGAACCTCCTGTGCCACTAAACAAACTGTCCACTCTATGCTTACATGGGGTGGATTTTCTTTTATAATAGAATCAATTAAGACTAAAGCATTAATGACTTTTCAACAATCAATCAACCTCACAGACACACCTCGCACAGAGTACAATGGTTGGTCAGACTGGACTACTTGGAACTGTGCCCTTTGGGTAGGTGGGGACGAGGGACTCTACAATCTCGCTAAGGACTGTGAGTCATGGTTCGATTTTATCATTTGTATGCAAGACATGGGAATGAATAAGACTCCAGATGGTGCAAAATGGACTGAAGCAGACTATGATGAAATGCAGGAAATGCTTGATGAATTGTAAACTATTGTTTCAACACCTCGTCAATACTATTGATGGGGTGTTCATCAATGCTATAATTAGAACATACAGCAATTCACTTGAACAAATGAACAAAACAACTTGGGCAGTTCAACCAACATACTGGGGAAACGAACTCAGATCATGGGCAGAGTATGCTACTACATGGGAACAGATCGAAGATCTAGCACTAGGTATGGCAGAAGAAACAATGGAAGAAATGACCATTTTTAAAGTTGGTTCTATCTCTTCTTTCAAATGGGCGACAAGGGGAGGATTGGGTTAATACCCACCCCGTCGAATTATAAGTCGTCTAATTATTTCACTATTTCAACTCTTTATTATGACACGTTTGATTATTCTTTCTTTGGCAATTCTTTGTATTGGACAATCTACATTTGCACGAACGCAAATATCCAACGTATTAGATCTAACAAGTGATGTGATTCGACCTAGTTCTTACTAGGTCTTTTTTTTACCCCGTCGAATATACAGGGCGGGCTATATATCGCTATATGTGGGTATATAATACACATATATACGATTAATTTCTTTTGTGATATCAGCTCATATATTATATACTATACACATATACTATTATACTCATATATACAACTCACATATAATATACTATGACACATATATAACTGTCACATATACTATACTCATATATTATATACTATACTATAATACTATTATACACATATATACGACTCACATGAATTCACTATCTAATGAGACATACGAATCATTACTCAATGACAAGTTCATTAAAGAACATTTCACTGTTATTACATATGGATCATTAGAAGAAGAGAGAGAGGACTTAGGGTATTGCCCTTGCTGTTGCTCACCCCCTGAGGAGTAGGGCAGCAGACAGTATGTCCCCCCCGTCCGTTTTTTGGGCGGTGCCCGTGCTTAACTTTTTGAGAAAGTCTAATCTATAAAGTCTTGCATGAGCGAGCGAGGAATCAAAAATATAATTTTCCAAAAAATTTCCCCCAGTAAAAACAATGAAAACCTTTGATGTAGAAACAACAGTCACATATAAGACATGGGTGAGGGTCTCTGCTGATGATCAGTATGCTGCTCAGAAACGTGTCAACGACATGGCATGGGACATGACTGCGATACAATATCAGACCATGGAGAAAGCAGAAGCAACGGGAACTGTTAGAGACTGCCCAGAGTGAAACCCATATACTCCGATGAAATAGCGAGTGTTTATCTAACCTCAGATGTAAAACTCGCCCTAAGAATGTTTCTCTGCAGAGTTCCTCTGAACTGCAAAGAACCTGTGAAAATGTATTGGAATAAATCAGACACTAATCACTGTACAGTAGTTGCTGTATCTTTCCAAGAAGTAGGAGTAGACGTTGAGTACATGAGATATAGAAGGTTTGAAGCAATCTCAAAGAGATACTTCCATAAGGATGAGATTACTGATAACATGCATACCTTCTATGAGTTATGGTGTAAGAAAGAAGCATACACCAAATGGAAGAAAGGAAAGATAGCAAAGTACATGTCTCAGAAGATAGACAAGGATATGACACAACTAGTTCCACAATCGAGATATCAGATGATAGAACTAGATGGGTTACCTTACAACATTAGAGGGTATCTATGTTATTGACAATGTGTTGATACTCTGATATAATATATACTATATACCACTCTCTCCTTTCTATGCAATACGTCTTATTCAACGAACACTTTGACGAAGTAGGTACGTATGACAGTATCTACGATCTTCGTAAGTTTCTTTGTGATCGTAAGTATGAATTAGATTGCGATAAGGATATAGGGGATACGTTTGATTACATCAAGCATATCAAGTGGCATTTCGATATTAAACAACAATAGGAGGATACATGTCAGGCGATTGCAAACAACAACCGCATATCTACTATTCAGAACATGGTAGAAAAACACTCGAAGAGTATTATGTCAATAGGATAGAAGCACTCAACGAGGAAGTAGATAGATTAAAAGGTATAGTCGATTACCTTGAAAGTAAAGTAAAAACCCACCATACGATCTTTACAAATTATGAACTCTCATTTATCAAACGAAGAACTTCTCGCTAGACTCACCAAACTCGAAGGTGCTGTGAGTAACCTAATGATGAGACGTCCTGGTCATGAAGAATATGAGAAGCTCGTCGATGTTGTATGCGACCATGAAGAAAGACTTGTAAAGGAAGAAGAAGAGCTTCAGAAGTGTGCAGAGACTGTTTCTGAGCTCTCTGAGAATGATGATGCGAATTGGTAAAGGGATACTTGAAGGATTAGTTCTAGCAGGTGTAGTAACCTTTCTGGGACTTGTATTCCTGATTGAGGTATTTGATTTATTTTTAATTAGACCGATATATCAAAGATTGTTTAAGAAAAAGAGACGTAAAAAATCGCGAGTCCTAAACAAAAGGGCAAAAATCGCGTCGTTGGTCTCTAAATATAACTCATAGGAAGTACAAGCCATGATAGGACTGGAAGCACTAGAAGGAGAATTCGTTATCCGAGATAACGATGAAATCATAAAACTGTCGAGGGTAAGGGATATACCTCCCTCTTTCGACCATCTGATTAAGTTCGCTCCTACCCCTCCAGAACCACCCCATACTGTAAACGACCATTTAGAAATGGCAAAGTATATGGAGTACTTGACCGAGTTAATGACAAGAGAACGCAAATGAGCAAATACGAATTCGAGTACGATTCATGGTTTAGAGATGATATACCAAAGGCAAAATATGGAAGTCTTCAGTGTTGGATAGAGAATGAGAAGACCCAACCATGGACGACCGCATACGATATGACCATTCATAGTATCATGTATAATATAGCAGTTAAGAACGGATTACTAACAGAAGCATATGGCAGTAACCATCACTCCTGATGGAACAGCAACGTTCCTTACGGATTTAACTAGACCTAACTTTGCAATGAACCAGACAGTGAGTGCTTCTTGTTCAGTTGCTTCACCTAATGTATGTAATGTAACTAATGTTACCGCAACTGTAGCTGGAACACAACCTGACCTAGTAATTACACCTGGTAGTACATCTGTATCAATTACTGGTTCGATAGAAGATCCTTTTGTGGACGAGTTTACATATATTGAACAGGGAGAATCAGATAAGACACAGAGTCCTGTAACAGTTCAGAGATTAGTTAATATGCCATCAGATAAGTTGTTTTATGACCTTAATCAGGATAATACTAACTTTACCACTGAGATCTTCAATATTACAGTACAATGGGAAAGTGGTACTGCAGGTAACCTAGTAGCACAGACACCCGCAACCTTTACACTCGAATTAAAGATATATAATGAGTGGGAAGGTATACGTTCCTTTGTTTCAAATTATTATTAAGATGCCAGCAGTAACACGAGTCGGAGATGCAGATGCTGCCCATTGTTCTGGAATGTCCAGAGCACAGGGTAGTGGTAACGTCTTCGCTAACGGTATTCCTGTCTCTCGACAGGGAGATAAGAACACAACACACCTAAAACCAGGCTCTCCATGCCCTCCACATAGTGCTGCCATTGCAAGTGGTAGTTCTACGGTCTTTGTAAATGGCAAAGGTTGTGGTAGAATAGGAGATGGAATTAGCGGTTGCACTTCAGTAGCAGCTGGTTCACCAAATGTATTCGCAGGTTAATTATTATGGCAATGAGATTTAATACAGGTATTCCTACTATAGAAGCAATACCTAAAAAGACAAGACAAGGTAAAGGGTCACATACAAAGTACTCTGCTACGTCTAGAAATAAGGCAAGGAAGAGATATCGTGGCCAAGGCAAATAGAATCGTAGATGGTAAAAGAAATGCCAACATTCCCGTAGATATGAGCGATCATTTCTACGATCATGGGAATGAATATTGCAGGTATCTTATTACAGATCCACGTAGCGATAGAGCATCAAGAAGAAAGTCACAAAAAGAAGTATAAATATACCTGAGGTTAATAATAGGCTAGTTAGTGGCGTTAATATCGAAGTCATTTCGTGACTTCTCTTTAACTTTTGAAAAGAATGCAGTGACAAACGATGTGTTGGCACTGAACAATGAAGCAGCCATTAAAGAAGCAGTCAAAAATATTGTATTTTACAACTTCTACGAGAAACCTTTTGACATGGCATTCGGTGGTAACGTCATTGGATTGTTATTTGATAATTATACACCTAACGATGCACAGAAGATTAAGCGACGCTTGAAGAAAGCAATTAATACTCATGAACCCAGAGTAGCGGTATATGAGATTAAATGTAAGTGGACTGAGGATCGTAATCAACTAGATGTAAGCGTTGCATATGTTATTATGGGTATACCACCAACTTTTGATTCTATTAGTATAGCATTTAAACCATAATGGCATTTAATCAAGTTAATGCTCTTGAGTTTAACGAAATCAAGGCACAAATTAAAGGATATTTAAGGGCACAGGATCAATTCTCGGATTATGACTTCGAGGGATCGTCCATGACTGTCCTTTTAGACGTTTTAGCATATAATACTTACTATACAGCAGTAAATGCCAACCTTGCAGTCAATGAAGGGTTCCTAGAAACCGCAGTTTTGCGTGAAAACGTTGTAAAACTTGCTAGGATGATTGGTTATACTCCAAAATCCGCAAGATCGGCACAATGTGTAGTCGATGTTACAGTTCAGACCGTAGTTCCATACCCAAAAACGGTTACAATTAATAAAGGATTAGTTTTAAACTTCACAGGATTAGATAATAACAACTTTGTATTCTCACTTGGCACTGATACAATCACTTCTGTGGACAGTACAAGTGGAATTGCTAGTTTTAAAGGCATCACTTTGTTTGAAGGAGTGTTTTTGACCGATACTTTTGTTAAAGATATCAACCAAAGACAGAGATTTATCCTTACTAACAAGAATGCAGACACAACTTCAATGAAAGTTGAGGTAACTTCTGGTACAATTACAGAAAGATACCTTCAAGCAACTGATATTACTAAGATTGATTCAACATCTAAGGTATATTTCTTAGAAGAATCAGAATATGAGATCCCAGAAATTCTATTTGGTGACGGAAAAGTTGGAAAAGACTTAGAGAATGGAGATGTTGTTTCAGTTTCATACTCAACAAGTAATGGAACTGGTGCAAATGGTTTAAAAGTATTTGAAAATATTGGTACATTTAGGGATAACAATGGTCAAAGTATTACTTCTGGTATTACTGTTACGGCTACTTCCTTTCCAGATGGGGGTTCGAGAGCAGAAACTACTGAATCAATCAAATTTGCTGCTCCAAAATTCTATTCAGCATTTGGAAGAGCAGTTTCAACACGTGATTATGAAGCAATTATTCCTCAGATATATCCTAATGTAGGATCTATTGCATGTTATGGAGGAGAAGAAGCAGAACCTCCCGAATTTGGAAAAGTTTTTCTTGCAATTAAACCAAAAAATGCAGACAAATTATCTCTTTCTGAGAAAAATGTCGTTTTGAAGAAGTTGAGAGAGTATTCTGTCGCAGCAATTCAGCCAACAATCATTGATCCGTCCATTTTATTCATTGATATTGACAGTTTTGTGTATTTCAATCCGAACATAACGCGGAAAGAACCCTCAGAAGTGAAAAATGCGGTACTTGGGTCATTAAATGTACTCAACAATAGCGGAGAGTTCAATAAATTTGGCGGAAAATTCAAATATTCTAAGCTTCAGAGTATAATTGATAAGTCAGAGGCTGCAATTACGTCCAATATCACTCGTCTCAAGATGAGAAAGAACGTGACAGTCGATCTGAACGCACGTGTGAACTATAAAATATGCTACGGTAACCGCATTAAGCAAGGAACAAGCACAAAACCAACCGTTTCTTCTTCAGGATTTAAGATTGTTGGAGATGATTTCAACATTTTCTACCTAAATGACGACGGTGCAGGTTCATTGAGACTCTATTATGTTAAAGGAACTGGTGAATTTGAATACGTAGATGGATTATGGGGTACTGTTGATTACAGTATGGGTGAAATTGTCATTAATGACTTGATAATTTCTATGACAAGTGTGGCAAACAACCAATTACAGATTGCTGCAATTCCAGAATCCAACGATATCATATCTCTTCGTGAAACCTACTTGACAGTGGGCATAGATAATACGACTGTAAGTGTTGTTGAAGACACTATCAGTAGTGGTTCAAATATTTCTGGTACAGGAGTAGTACCAGAGTCCAGCTATAGCTAGTAACAGATGACAAATTCTTCATGGAAGGTTAGCTCGTGGACTACGCCAACCACAACGGTATCTGTACCTCCAGTACCGTCTGAGGTTAGTCCCGAATCGAAATCGCAAATATCCCTAAGTGTTACGGGACAGTTTGCTTCGTTTGTACAGGAAAATTATCCAACCTTTATATCATTTGTTAAACACTACTATAAGTCACAAGAATTAAAAGGATATTGTTTTGATGTAATTCAAAACTGGGCAGATTATTATAATATTGATAATTACGGAGGTCTAGTTACTGAGACCACACTTATTTCAGCGTTAACAACGACTTCAGATGCAGTTGACGTTGAATCTACTCGTGATTTCCCAGATGAAGGTCTTTTGATGGTAGATGATGAGATCATTTACTACGAAAAGAAGGGATCAACACTATTTCAAGGATGTGCAAGAGGATTTAACGCTATAAAGGCAGTTGGAGAGGTTGGAACTTACCAATTTGAGAGTACAACTGCTGCAACTCACGAACTTGGAGCAAAAGTTGTTAATTTAAACAACATTTTCCCACTTTACGTTCTTGGAAAGTTCAAAGAACAGTTTTTAGCGACTTATCCAAAGAATTTTGCAAGTGGTGTAACCGAAAGACTGCATCCTTGAGATTAGATCGTCTGTTTTATATTTTGTTTTGGATGTTTTTAGATCTTGAATATCAATAATTTGATTTTTTACCCAATCTTT